ATGGAACGTCAGTCATCATATGCTATTGTCAGAGCGTATGAGAAGAACAGAATAGAGTGGAGTAAGAATCATAGTGAAACTATGAGTGAACAATTTATAAATGGTCGAGAAATTTGGAACAAAGGTCGTAAAGAAGATCGTCCTGAAGTTTTAGCCAGAGTAAAAGAAGCGGCTCAGAATAGACCAAAATTAACAGATGAAAAATTAAAAGAAAAAGTAAGAAAGTCAGTTGACACAATGAAGAAAAATGGTACGGATAAACGATCTCAAGAAACAAGAGATAAGCAACGAGATTCTATGATAGGGTTAGTTCGTGGGCCGATGAATGACGTTCATAAGAATAAGATTGCCATATCTTGTCGTAAGCCTAAATCAGAAGGACATGGTGACGCTGTTGCTGCGGCTAATCTAGGTGTTGTTAGTATTAATAGAAACGATGTCGAGAAAAAAGTCAAACAAGATACACTTCAATCTTGGATAGAACAAGGATGGCAACTTGGTGGTAGACCACGTAAGAAAAAATAGACAACAAAAAACCCGCCGAAGCGGGTTTTTGTTTTACTATATTCAAAAAGTTCTTGAATAGTGGTAAAATATCACTGAAACGATATATTAGTTACCGCGATCTCACCAACGTAGTCAGCAGCATTACCAAAGCTGGATGCTGTGTTTGTCAATTCCACGTAGCCGTATCTCGTCATAAACGAAACGACTGGTTCGAATGTTGACGGATCTAGAACAACACCACTGCTCATCAACGGAATGTATGGGCAATAGAATGCAGCTGCGTCTGTTTCTGAAGAACCCTTATAACCAACTAGAACTGGTGTTCCACTTGGAGCATATGAGTCAACGAAAACGCGCATTGCGTTGTTCAATGTACCGACTAATTTTGTATTAGTAGGTGCTTCGAATGTACCTTCTGTAGTACGGGCAAAAGCTGATGTTGTAGCAGACTGAAGAACAGTCAGCATTTCTGAAGAAACAACACACCAGTTACCAGCGCCACGACGAGTACGTTGGGCGATTAGGTTAGCAACACGGTTAATTAGAACAGCTAAAGCAGCGTGTTCGTCACCAACGTATGTAGCGGTACCAGAAACGGTAGCTTGGTTATATGTAAACTCAGTAGCAGCCAATTGACGTAATGAAAGAAGAATTTCTTGGTCGATTTCAGCAGTAATTTCTTGTGCTAAAGCGGCCATGATTTCGGCTTCAACGTCGATACCATGCATTGATTGTGCGTCTTGTGCAGCTTCGAATGTCCAACGAGCTTGTAACTTACGGCTCTTGGCTTCGACAGCTTGACGTAGAATCTGTACAGAAATTGCTTTTCCGCCGTTACCTTCAAGAGTAGCGGTTGGAGCTGCGGTATAACTGTTTGCTGTATTATCGCTAGACTTTGTACGTGAATACGCTTGAGCGATCAAGAATGGTGATAGAGCTTCGTCACCAGCCACAACCGAAGTTTGAGCTGCTGAATTGTCTGTCAAGTTTTGAGCATAGCGAACACGTAGTGTATGAATCTGTCCAACTGGACCAGTCATTGGTTGAACACCAATTAACTCGTTAGCGATAACAGTAGGCATAACACGGCGAATAACTGGAAGAATGACACGGTTTAGTGTGGCAATATTACCAGCGGTTGTAGTTCCAGCATTACTTTCAGAAAGTAGTTGCTTTTTGGTGTTTTCTAAAATAACACCCATTGATGAGCGGCGGACGCCTTTGAGACCTTCAAGGAGGGCTTCTTTGGTTTCATTCCAGCGGCTCTCTAATAGTACTTTTGACATTTAATTATCTCCTGTTAATAGTATGTCGATTAAAGCCCTGCCAGACGCTTGATATCAATCACGTTATCACGTTCTTGGGTCTCAACTTCTGTTTTCTTGGCAGATTTATCACCAGTAATTGCTACACTTTCAGAGATCATTTGTTTTTTAGCAACTGGTCTTTGTTCTGTTAATGTATTCAATACTGCTGGTAGATACTTGTCGAATGCGCCTTTCAATTTTGGTGTTTGGACGCTTTCTAGTAAGTTCTTCATTACATGGGCTTTGTCTTCATTTAGTGTTCCGAGTAATTCACTCATAGTACGTTCACGAAGGTTACTTTCTTTAATAATGCGAACTTCACGGTTTTTACTTTCTACTAAACGTTGTGATTGTTTAGCAGTTTCGATAGATTCAGCTAATTGTTGATCTTTTTGATCTAAGATTGCTAGAAGTTTACGTGTCTCTGCTTTTTCGTTCAAGTGTGTTGAACTAAATTCAGCGGCAAATGCTTCAAACAAACGACGACCAAATGTGTTTTCATTTGCACTTTGGATGTCTTCTTTCAATTGACTGATTTCGCCTTTTAAATGTGTACTGATTGCTGAACTAACTTTTCTTGCACTTTCAGCTACAAATTTAGCTTTAAGTGAATCAAGTTGGTGTTTAGCTTCTGCAACTAATTTGACCTTGGCTTCTACTACAGCACGTTTGTCAGTTTCAAATTCGCCAATTTCACGGGCTAGAGCATTTACTACGAATTGTTCTAGTTTACCACGGGCTTCCATTTGAACTTTACGATCATTACGTAATTCTTTGATTTCTTCGGCTAGTTTAGTAACCATAAATTCATTGAATTTTTGTACATTTTCACGTAATTTAACTTGTGCTTTGACACGATCTTCATTCATTGCTTGTCTTTCTGTTTGAAATTCTGTAATTTCACCAGTTAGACCTTCAGTAACCATCTTATCAAGGGCTTCTACCATTACGTTCTTGTCATGCTCATATTTCTGTGCGAATTCCTCTCGGAGTTCTGAACGAACTTGTTCGCGAGCTTCGTTTAATTTTACTTCCCATGCCTCATTAATGGCTTGGGCTGTATCTTCAGTAACGATTCCGCTTTCAAGTAATGGTTTGATGGCATCAAACATTGATATCCCCTTTTATAATTTCAATTCCTTGATAAGACGAACTACTTCATCTTTCAAGAATTTTTGAACTCTAGCATCCTTGTCCAAATTTGTACCTTTTAAGTTTTCTAAAACACGATGGCCATTTTTCATGTTCATCAATGATTCATAAATTGCTTTTGGGTATGCATTTGGAGCACTGGGTTGTGCCACGATGTCCACAGTAACTATTTCAAAGTCACTGACTTTGCCTGTAGCTTCATCAACGTTACCGCTGCCTCTACTACTAACGCCGAGTTTGACTCCATTCTCCAACATGGTGGCAGCTAACTGTCCCATGGGAGTTGGAATAATTTTTAATTTACCGAAACCATTAGCGCCATCCATCCACATTTCTGTAATGATATGACTAACTCTATCTAAATTGATTTTTAAATCATCTGGGTGATCGATTTCACCCAATACTGAGTTACCGCTTCGGATTTGTTCGTTTAAGGTTACTACGGCTTGTTCAATTTCAGGAACGGGGTAAACACGCTCATTTGCGTTCTTCACCCCACCCTGGATAAAAATTCCTCTCATATAAAGAGATTTTTTATCACCTTCTTCCTTAACTGATTCGACTATGAGGTTCGCTCTGTCGAATGTTAAGTTCTCTCTAAGATACAAAGCCATTTATACCTTATCCTTTAAATTCTACGCTTGGTAGTGCGACGGCTTTCTGGAACCGCACTGCGCTCATTTGTACCACTAGCCTGTGTTTTAGTTGGCTTAGGAGCACTTTCACCTTTACCTGAACCGTTGCTAGCATCGCCACCAACTTTGTTCTTGAATGATCCAGCACCTTTAACTTCTGTTTCGCCTTTAGCGCCATAATTTGTTGGCTTCTTTGGGCTAGTAGGAACTGATTCTGAACTACCACTAAAATTAACTGGCTTTGATGCCATACCTTTTTGACCACTGTTAGCATCTACTGTACTTTTCTTTGATGAACCATCGGCGCCGTCAGTGTGTGTTACTGAAACCTTTTTTAATTCAACGGCTTCCATAACGTCACTTTCTTGGTCGTCTTTATCATCCATTTGACTACCAAATTCTTCTTCGTCACCACCGAATTCTTGTTCAAATTCAGCCATTAATTGGTCAAGTTTGTCTTCAAGATCAACAACACGATCTTCAAGTTCTTCTTCTTCGTATTCTTCACCTTCTTCATCACCGTCTAGTTCAACTTCATCGTCAAACTCATCTTCTTCACCATCAGTATCATAGTCGCCGTCCATTTCTTCATTATCCATGAATTCATCGTCGTCTTCCATCATTCCTTCCATTCCAATTTCTTCACTACCCATTTCATCAGAAA